AGACTGAGCCAGATATTGGAATTTTGGGTGTCAATAACATGAACACGCTTCCTTTTGAAAATATTCCATACGCAAATATCAATTCAATCGGAAAGCAATGGATTAGGAGGTACGCACTTGCACTATCAAAAGAGACACTTGGGCAGGTTCGTTCGAAGTTTGGCAATTCAATTCCAATACCGGGTGAGTCTGTTAATCTTAATGGGGATGCTCTCTTATCACAAGGTAAAGAAGAGCAGACAGCACTAAGAGAAGAATTGATTAAGGTACTAGATGAATTGACTTACTCCAAATTGGCAGAAGACGACAAGAACTTTGTTGAATCTGCTGCTGGATTGCAAAAAGCAATTCCATTGACGATTTTTGTGGGGTAATTAAATGTCAAAGAAAGATAACAAATGGACACAACCGGGAAATCCGCCCCCTCCCTTGTTCACGGGCAAGAAAGAGCGAGATCTCGTCAAGCAAGTCAATGACGAAATCATCGAAAGAGTCATTGGGCAAACAATTGTCTATTATGCAGTAGATTACAACACTACAGACTTTCATCCGATCTATGGGGAAGCTGTAGAAAAGAATTTTTTACCACCAATCAGGGTACAGGCACTTATTGAGTGGGGCGGAATAGAGTCAGCATATACCGATAAGATTGGGATTGATAAGCAGTCTAATATAACTGTGCATTTTCACAAAAGAAGATTAACAGAAGATCAAGATCTGTTTGTTAGGGAAGGTGACTTTGTTTTGTACGGAGATTTGTTTTATCAGATAGTTAGTTTAATGGAGCCAACTAGGCTTTTTGGACAAATTGATCAAAAATTAGAGATAGTTGCTAAATGTGTAAGAGCAAGGGATGGTGTTTTCAATGCAGAATGATAGAAGAGGACTGGAATTTCAAGCTTCAACAATTGAGACAATTGATGCGGCTTTATACAATTATATAAAAGAGTTAAATTTGCATGCAGGAACAAACAAAGGTTTTGTTCCGGTACCTATAATTTGGGTTGGCGCGGAAAGAACGTTTCAGCTTAAAAATGATTTAACTTTAAGAGACTCCGAAGGGCTTTTAAAATTGCCACTTATAACAATCGAAAGAAAAGAGATTGAAAAAGATCCATCAAAATCACTAATTCCGGCAAATGTACCAGAATATGGCAAAGGCGGCTATATTAGAGTCCGAAGAAGAATTAAGCAAGACAAAACTACTAACTTTAAAAATGCCCAAAACTTAAAAAAATCTGGCGGTAATGAAGATGTGGGCTTTGCAGACAAAGAATATGTTTCAGAAAGAAAGTTCCCAGCTAAGATTTCTAGAATGTTTGATACTCGCCCTGTTACTGCTCGTGGAAAAACTGTTTATGAAAGTACTTTTGTTCCAGTACCAGTTTATGTTAACGTAAAATACGAGATTCACCTAAGAACGGAATATCAACAACAAATGAATCAACTTTTAACTCCTTTTATTTCTGGCAACAGAAAGGGAAGGAACCACAAGTATTTTACAATGACGCACGATAACCACCTTTTTGAGGGCTTTATAGAAAACTCCTTTTCAAACGACAATAATGCGGCAAAATTAGATGAAGAAGAAAGAATTTTTAATTCTGTTGTCAGCATCAGCGTATTGGGCTACCTTATAGGCGGGAATGATAATGAAAATGCCAATCTATTCAAAACATATGAAAGCATTGTTGATCTTAAAGTATCTAGAGAAAGGGTTATATTAGCAGATGAGTTTGATAGGACTAATCCATCGGGCTCTGATCCTTTCTACAAAGAATAGTTTTTCTTTTAGTACTTTTCAATGAAAACGCTACTATTTACTATGAATGTTTTAGTGATAAACTATTGTATGTTTATAAAGGAGAAAAAACGACATGTCAATTGATAAATTTAGATTTGTATCTCCCGGTGTTCAAGTGGCAGAGATCGATCTGTCTCGCAGATCACGTCCAACTGCAGAACCCGGCCCCGTAATTATTGGACGATTCGAACGGGGGCCCACAATGCGTCCCGTCAAAGTCGATTCACTCAACGAACTAGAAGAAGTGTTCGGAGCGGCTATTACTGGTAGAGAATCTTCCGATATCTCTCGTAATGGTAACTTTTCCGCACCTTCATATGCCGCTTTCGCAGCTAACGCATGGCTCAAAAGCCAAGGCGGCGCAACAATTATTCGACTTGTTGGAAAACAAAGCGAAAACAAGCAGACTGGCGGTGATGCCGGCTGGACTATGACTAATGAAACCACTGGAAAAGGTGGCGCTTGGGGACTTTGGGTTGTTCCGTCTGGATCTGAAAATACCGGTACTCTTGGGGCAATTTTTTATTGTGGCGCCAACACCGGTGTAGTACTTTCTGGCACAATTGCTGATGGAAGCCACACTGGACAAGCCGCTTGTGCTTACATCAAGTCTACTGATCTAAATTTGAGAGCTAGAGTTGTTACCAATACCGATGCTTCTTCTAGTTTGGCGGATTCGTATGAAGATGATCAGACTTTCAACTTTAATCCAGCCTCTAGAAGGTTTATTAGAAAGGTTTTCAACACCACGCCTCACATGTCAAATGCCAACGTCACCCCTTCGACTGATGAGTTGAACTATTGGCTTGGTGAGACTTTTGAGGACAGAGTGCAAGAATTACTTGGCTCTTCAACAACGATGTACGCATTTACTGCTCCACTAGTGAGTGGCTCTTCTGTATATGTTAACCACCAAATGGACGCACAGCCTGCAAAATCTGGTTGGGTTATTTCACAAGATCCGTCAGAAAACAATGCACTGTACAGTCCTGCAAATATGACTAAGCTTTTCCGATTTGTTTCTTTAGAAGAGGCAGAGTGGACGCAAAGAAATCTTAAGATCTCTATCAGAAATATTAGATTGCCAAATGCTGCATCGGCTGCAGACAAATATGGCTCTTTTGATGTTCAAGTCAGAAAAATGAAAGACACTGATGCCGCACCGGAAGCTGTTGAGACTTACACAGGACTGAATTTAAATCCTGCTTCTCCAAATTATATTGGAGCTAGAATCGGTGATCAATATGCTAGCTGGAGCGACACTGAAAAGAGGTATCGCTACTTCGGCGCTTATCCTAACAGATCAAAGTACATCCGCGTGGAAATGGCTTCCGCTGTTGACGAAGGATCGATTACTGAAGAGTTAGTTCCGTTTGGGTTCTATGGTGTCCCAACGCCGAAAAGTATTAGCCTAACTGGCGGAGGCGCTGCGGACTCTGGAGGCTCTGCCTTTATTGGAGATCACAGTGGTAGTGCTTTTGTTCTAGACGGCGGCGAACTTGCTACTAGAATCAACAAGACTGTAGTACCTAGTGGGACTATGGGCCCAACAGAGTTTAGGTTTGAGTGGCCAAAGCCAAAACTAGTTCAATCTGCTTCCGTGGGATATCTTGCAGATCCAACTGACAGGTATTTTGGATACGACTTTAGTCGTCAAAGCAGTGCTACTCTTTTTGATGAGTCAACTTATGATCTATTCAAAGCCAAGAATGCAGATTTATCTGCAGATAACTGGGACACTGCCGGAGAGATGGTTTATTCTCATATTTTCTCTCTGGACGATGTTTCTGGCGCAGTTGATGGGCTTTCACAAAATGGTTATGTCTATGTTTCTGGCTCTAGAGCATCAAGCGGTACAAATAGATCATGGACTGCCGTAAGTGGTACCGAGGCTATTCTCGACGCTGGTTATGATAGGTTCACTCTTGGACTTCATGGTGGTTTCGATGGACTCGACATCACAGAAATGGAGCCCCTGATCAACAATAACATTATCGGCTCTGCTGTAAACACTGATTACGTCTTTAATACTCTTATGAGATCAATTGACACTGTTGCAGATGCTGAAATGGTTGATATGAACTTGCTTCTTATGCCCGGCGTAACAAACCAAGGCGTTGTAGATCACATGATCAACACATGCGAGCGCAGAAGAGATGCAATGGCTATTATTGATCTTAAATACGCATATACTCCACGCCACGAAAGCAATGAGCCTTCTGAAGCTGACAGAAACGGTGCTAGCACTAGCAACACTGTAACTCAAGCTGTTGGAGAAATGAAGAGACAAGGTTACAATTCTTCTTATGCTGCTGCCTACTACCCATGGGTTCAAGTTAGAGCGCCAGTTTCCGGATTGCCAACTTGGAGTCCTCCATCAGTCGTAGCACTTGGTGCAATGGCTTACGGACAGGCAACTCAGGCTGTATGGTTTGCTCCTGCAGGATTCACCAGAGGTGGATTGACTGAAGGACGAGGCGGACTTCCAGTAGTTGCAGTCTCTCAGAGACTTAGCTCAAAGGAAAGAGACAAGCTTTATGAAGTTAACGTTAACCCGATTGCTCAGTTCCCTGCAGAAGGAATTGTAATCTTCGGACAGAAGACACTTCAAGCAACTCCAACTGCATTGGATCGAATTAATGTTAGAAGACTTCTTATCTTCATCAAGAAGAGAATTTCTAGAATCGCTTCTACTCTTCTTTTCGAGCCAAATGTGTCTGCTACATGGGGTAGGTTCACTTCACAAGTTGCTCCGTTCCTCGATAGCATCAAGACTGGATTTGGGCTGGACGATTTCAGAGTTGTTTTGGATGAAACCACAACTACTGCAGACTTGATTGATAGAAACACAATGTACGCAAAAATCTTTGTTAAGCCCACAAAAGCTGTCGAATTTATTGCCATTGATTTCATTATCACAAACTCAGGTGCGTCATTTGACGACTAAACAATAAAAAAGTGAGAGTATTGGGATTAATACTGATGCTCTCACTATTTACTATGAAAAGAGATTTATCGGAGGATTTTTAAATGGCTTTTTGGAATGATAAAATCGTAGAACCTAAACGACAATTTAGATGGCTTCTAAGTGTTGATGGGATTCCCTACTATACAATTAAGAAAGTAAACCGCCCAAGCTATGAAGTTGCCGAAGCAGAGCATAAGTTTATTAACCATACTTTTTATTTTCCGGGACGAGTAACCTATAATACTATTAGTTTTGATATTGTCGATACTGCAAGTCCGGATGCTGCTGAGACACTTAAGCAAATGTTGTTTGCTGGTGGATATGCGCTACCAAAAAATGAAAACGCAGCAACTCAAACAATCACAAAACACGGTGGAGTTACCGCATTAGGACGTGTTACCATTGAACTACTTGGTGGTGGTGGTAAGGCAGGTTCTGGTGCCGGTGGTGGTATTGTTAGCCCTGAGAACGATGAAGGAGCAATCTTAGAATACTGGACTCTCCACAATGCATGGATTAAGAAGATTGAATTTAGTGAATTGGATTACGAAGGCGATGACTTGTCCACAGTGACTGTCGAGCTTCGTTATGATTACGCAGAACTTAACAACACGAGCGTATCTCCCAACCATGGTACATTTGACGGCACTAGTGCCAGAGAACCAGTTCTACCATACGGTGAGGCATTCGGTGATCCAGTTACGAGACAAGACTAATATATTCTCTATGGAGGTTAGATGAGAAATAACGAAGAGAGAACGGGAGCTGTCCAACACCCGGACAGCCCCGCCCCTTCTCAACCACAAACGGGGCAAAATGGACTGAATTTTGTTGCACCAACAGAGTTCGTTGAAATACCATCAAAAGGCAAATTCTACGCACAAGGGCACCCTCTTTGTGGCGTTGAAACTGTTGAGATCAGACAAATGACTGCAAAAGAGGAAGATATTCTTTCTTCCAAGACTCTCTTGAAGCAGGGAGTTGCAATTGATAGATTCTTGCAGTCTGTAATCGTAGACAAAAAGTTAAATTCTGACTCAATGCTAATTGGTGATAAAAACGCTCTCATTGTCGCTGCTCGATGCTCAGGCTATGGAATTGATTATGGCACTTCGATAACGTGCCCAAATTGTACGGCTACGGCAAATTTAAATATCGATTTGGATGAAGCTAAACAGCCATATGGTGGTTATAGTGGCGATAATGCCGATGAACCACTAGAGGGCGTTGAGGGCCCCGATGCCGATGGTAATTATTTTATTACCCTTCCAGTTTCAAAAGCTAGATTCGAAGTCAAGCTGATGACTGGTAGAGAAGAGAAGGCATTTGCCAAAAGACTAGAGACAAGAAGAAAGAAACGTCAGGCTGAAGCAATGATGACTGATCAGTTTAAGACTTTTACTCTGTCTATTAATGGCGTTGGAGATTTAAGACAAATGTATAAATTTATTGACAATCTCCCTGTCAGGGATTCTCGCTTTCTGCGAAATCAGTACCAAAAGCTCTCGCCTGCTTTAAACCTTAAACACGATTTTATTTGTGGAGAGTGTGGATTTGAGCAGGAGGTGGAAGTGCCAATCACGGCGCAGTTTTTTTGGCCTGACGCCTGATTATATGGAGCAAATCTATGAACAATTCTTTCTACTAAAATATCACGGTGGATGGAGTTTCATAGAGGCTTATAATTTGCCAGTGGCACTGCGGACTTGGTTCTTGAAGCGACTATCAAAACAACTTGAAGATGAAAACGAAGCCCAAAGAAAAGCCATGGCTAAAGCGAAAAGAAAGTAAAGCAGTTGAATACCAACTGCTTTCTTTTTATTTGTACTATTTATTATTGTATTTTGGTGGCGTTTCATGAAAAAATATATATTTGACTTTTCCGAGAAAAATAAGCTTAAAGAGGGATTCATAAGAACATTTGGAATCACGCTAAAAGGACTTCTTAAAAAGATGTTCGGAGGCGAAAAGGTTCCAATTATTGTTAAAGGCACACCCAGAGAGATCCGTGCTTTTGCTAGAGCCCTGATCCGCGAAAAAGATTATTGGAAAATGTATCAAAAATATGGCTTGAATGATCCAAAAACATATCGATCAAAGT